ATATACTCTATTTATCTATTATCTATATTTTATAAATCTTATAAATATCTACAACAAAGAATCTTAAATTTATTAAGGTTCTTTTTAATTATTTACTTAATAATTCAGAATATTTATATTCTATTTATAAATATATATATGATACATATATTATAATATATATAAGGAAATGAGTTTTTAAACTTAAAAATCCTTTAGTATCAAGGGTTTAGGGACAAAACACTCTTGCGGAATTGACAGTTTTTCGACCCCACTTTTGGGAATTGGTAAAATTTAGAAGGGAATCATCTCTTTTTAAAAATTGCTTTCGCTCTCGAATATACAGACAAAATAAAAAGCTATACTTTTTGTACAGCTTTTTATTTTTTATCTTTATCAATTTTGTCTAAAATAAATACTAAAGGTTAATTCCTTTAGTATTATTATCTATTCTTTAACCATAATCAATTTAACCCTATCGGCATAAATGTATTTTTCTCCATATAATCGTAATTTAGCTTTTCGATTTGTATAATGATACTCATTATTATCGTCATCTAAATAAACAGTTGAATAAGAAATACCTTTAATAAATCTTTTATTATTAGTTTTCTTAACGACTGCGTAAGAACTTGGAGCATTAGTTTTAATTAAAGTATCTTCAAAATATTTATCGCCGTCTTGAAATGGTTTATCCATAAGGAATAAAGCATAATGACAAAGTTCGTGGCGAAGTACATCTTCAATAGTACTAAAATCTTTCATAAGGAACGCTGAAATAGCCTCTTTCTTGCTAAGTTCGATTTTCATTGCTCGATTAGTGACTGGAGAAATTACTAATTGTCCTAGAGTATTTTTTAAGCGACCATTATAACTAATAGGAATTTCAAGTGTTAGGTTGAAATGTTCTTTTAAGAACTCGTTAGCAAATTTAACTAGTTTTTGATGAGTTTCATAAGGAAGTCCATATTTTAACATCACGTTGTAAAAATCATAGTCAAAATATTTAACAACTCGTTTTTCCATTTTTATTTATCTCTCTTTCATCTTTCTGATTATAGTATATAACATATACAGTCTGTTGTCAAGAGTTTTGTGCGAAAAAAAGTGGGGTCGAACTTTTGCAAATTCCGCAAGAGTGTTTTGACCCTAAACCCTTGATACTAAAGGGTTTTTAACTTTAAAAACTCATTTCCTTATATATATTATAATATAATCCACTAAAGTGTCTTATATTATGTCGTCTTAATTCCCTCTAAAAGTTTATTATCATAAACTTTCAGAGGTTATGAAGACTCCTGCTCCTTAGATACTAGTATTTCATTTTTTCTATTATCTAGATATAAAAATTTCAAGATTCTTTATCTAATCGGAGCGTTTTATTTGTTTTTATTAAATTGATAAATATGTTATTCATAGATTCTGAAAATTCTATTATCCAAACCTCTCAAACCCCCTTCCTCAAAAAGTGGGGTCGAAAAACTGTCAATTCCGCAAGAGTGTTTTGACCCTGAACCCTTGATATGAAAGGATTCTTAACTTTAAAATTCCTTTTCCTTATATTATATTATATATATAGATAAATAAAATATAAATAGATAAATATTCTGAATAATTAAGTAAACGATAAAAAGAACCTTAATAAATTAAGATTCTTTATTTTAGATATTTATAAGATTTATAAAATATAGTTTATAGATAAATGATACTTTTTAATTACGTTACTTTAGAAGAGTTCAGAAACGAAGTGCGTTCGTTTCTTGGAACTCTTTTTAACAAGTAATTCCTTTATTTAAGATTAGACTCACTACGTTCGTTAATTTTTGAGTGTGTTTTTATTGTTTTCTTTTTTATGTCTTAATTAACTAAATAATGAATTACTGAGTTTCTTAATAAAGAAGAATGAATGTTGTTATTATTGTGAAGTTATTATTTAAAGAGTCTAGAAAGAACAAATTCTTTTTAATAACAACAAAAAAGAGCTAACGAGCGAAGCGAGTAGAGGAAAGAGGTGAGGTGCGCACCACCGAACCGATTCCTCGATTTCTAGTTTAATCATAATCTGAAATTATAAAGAGAGTTAATTATGTATATTAAAATATAGAATATATGATTACAGAAAACAATGTAACTAAATAATATCTAATGAGATTTTTCTAGAGTAAATAAAAAGTAAAAATAAGTTCCGATATTAAAAGGTTAACCTAAAACCCTAAATTATATTCTTTAGTAAACTTCATTATTTTATTTACTAAATAAAAAAGCCTATAAATGTTACATTACTTCAAAATAGATTACTAGAATAAAACAACAAAAGGAAAGAATTCTTGTTATTTTATAAGACTCCTTAGTAAGAACACTCAGAAATAACATATTTTCTTTATAATAAGACAAAAGATAACTTAAATATAATTAAAAAAGAAACTGCATAAAGGAAAGCTATGTTATATTAGATTCTACACTTTAGAATAAATAATGAAACTGCATAACAAAGAAACTGAATTTTAACCGAAGCGGAATATTTAAGACCTTAGGCAGTCGGCAGTTTCCTATCGGCATTTTATAATTTATATAATAGAATTATGCCTAAAATTTTATTAAAAATACCAACTTTACTAGGCAGTTCACTCTAGAATCAATTCTAAGGCACCTAGGAGCTTCTCTACGAGCTTTTAGAGCAATTATATTCCCAAGTGTTAAACGTTCATACAGAGCCTTCTAGACCCCTTAGAATCGATTCGTAAAAATAGAAAAAAGAGACTTAAAACAAGTCTCTCTATTTTTTACTATTTACCACGATTCTTCTGCTTCTGCAATAATAAATCGAACGCCGTTGCTCTCCATAGTAGAAACTTCTTCTCCAAGCTCAGACCGATACTCTATAGAAAATTCTGGATAATAAATTCCATTTTCTTCCAAATATTCATTCATTAATTAGACCTAGTAGAAAATCCAATTTATCAGTTTTTTCTAATTTTTTTATTAATAAATATTTACGAATAATATTATAAATAAAATCTACTAAAATATAGTAAAAGAACCAACTTATCATTTTACCTAAGAAGTATTTGTATGGCTCTGGTTCAGTCTGTAACCAACAAAAACCTATAGCAATTTGAAGTAATACTTGTAATGTTTTATTAATTTCATAGTTAACGTAACTAAAAAATCTAGAAAAATCTTTATCCTCTTTTTTCGTTACTAGGTAATGCTCGAGCTGGTTATTACGGACAATACTCATAATAGAGTATTTTTTCTTGTCATAAGTATAATTCTCTATATCTTTATAATGATTTGAAATAAATAAAGGTGTATTAATTTTCAAGGATTTTGATTGCTTTTTCATATTTTTCTTTTCGTTGTAAATCTTTTTCGGTAATTTTAGGTAGACGTGATAAATCAGAATTATTACGTAAATCAGAAAGTTTTACTGCTTTAGCTAAAGGATTAGTTTTTACATTTCTAATATATGTAAGATATTTTACATTTTTAGGTTTAGTAAGAACTTTAACAGCTTTTACAATATCTTTATCAAAGACTTTTAATAGTTCTTTAGTTGTAAGTGGTGTATCTTCTAAAGAATCGTGTAAGTATGCTATTGCTTTAGCTTTATTATTATTAACACCATTAGCCACAGTCGTCAAATGTCCCGCAAAGTAATCTGCTCCAGCTTTATCGGTTTGACCTTTATGAACGGATTTTGCAATATATTTAGCGAGGAGAATATTAAATTCGTCTTCTTCTAATTCTTCAAACATCTCAAATTCTTCTGTATCGTACATATAGTATGGAACTAGAGAAAAAGGAACTAAAGTAATCTTACAGAAGGCTACTCGAATTAAATATGTTTCTTTTTCATTTTCTACTACTAATTGATTCTTATGGTCTTTATCTAATAATTTATAAAAACCTTTCATTTTATTCATAATATTTATCTCTCTTTCTTTTTTATAAATATATTATATAATATATATATTAAGTTGTCAAGATTTTTTATAAAATTGTGAAAGAAGACTAATTTCGTCTTCTTTTTTATCTGTAATATAGGTTATTATTATTCATCAATATATTTCCATACGTAGCCGTATGCTGTTTTTAGTTTGCCTCGTGCGACTTTGCTGATAGACCCTTGGTCGAACCCAAGCTGTCTTTGAACATCAATGGTCGATTGCCAAATTTTGATTAGCTTGCCTTCAGACGTGTATTGACCTACCTGTTTGCTTCGAGCTTTAGCACTTCTTGCACTGCGTGTACCGTGTTTGCAGTTTTCTTTGACCGTGCACCACTCAAGGTTACTTGTTACGTTATTTGCTTTATTCTCATCTATGTGATTTACGCAAGGCTTATTTTTAGGGCTCTTATGAAATGCTTCGCAGACAAGGCGATGAACTTTAAGCGTGCTTACCACTGCTATCGCTGAGTTTGACCAGCAAATAACCGCTTTGGTCTGCACAAGGACTCAAAATTCGCTCTTTTATATGTCGTTTTAAACCGTTTCTCCCATTGATAATTCGCTTCAAGCTCTTAATACGTCCTTTATTACTAACTTGATACAAACCTTCGTAACCTTTTATATCTCGCCATATCTCTTCTTTTATTTTATCCTCTTTTTGCTCTAAACTTTTTGACATTTTTCCTTCTTTCGTATTTGTAATTTTTGTAATATTTGTTAATTTTGTATTCATATTTTCGTTTTTAAAATTATATCATATATATATTTTATTAACAAGATTTTTAGAAGCTCTACTACTCGTAAGGATTTGGGACTTCATTGAAAATTTGGTTCATAATTATAGATAATTCTCGTTTGCGTTCTTCTGTTGTAGACGGCAATCTCTGCTCCTCGTAATATTTGTGTACTTTCTCTTTTGCTTCTAAGGACTGCTCAGTATGGAATTGAAGCTCAAATTTTACATTATCCGGACTTATTAATTTAACATTAATCCCTTTGTATCCGTTCCTGAGCCAAGTATTTTTTTCTTGATATATAGCAAATCCTTTCTTCTCTAAATATTTTAGAACTTTATCCTTATTTTTAATATAATCTTTAGTTTTACTCACGGAAGTGTAACGAACCACATCAAATAATTCATTAATAGAATTAGCTTCTTTTCTTATTAATACTTTTTCTCTAGTAGAGCCAAGAGACTTAACTCGATACTCCAAACCGTCTAAGTAACAAGAATCAATCTTATCTACTATATCACTAATTTTTTTAGTAATATAAGGTTCTTGTCTTGATATAGATATATAATCAGATTCTAGCTCATTTAATTTATCTACGTAAGCAAGACCTTCTTCTTTATTATCAAAATGTTCTTCAGGACGTGCACGTCTACATTTTATTTTAGCAAAACAAGGGACTAATTCATTATTAATACTTATATGGTAACGTGGCATAACCGAAACTCCTTTTTTACTTTTCAATATCTAACGTCTGTATAACAAAAAATAATAGACCTTTATATAGGTCTATTTTTATATATTTAATAAAACGATATCTTTTCTGCTAGAACTATATTTTTTACAGATTGTGGTAAATATTTTAGTAACTCTTTTAGGTCTTCTATATCTTTCATCTCTTTTTCGCTATAATTATAATCTTTTCTTATTTCCCTAATAGCTTCTTTAGCAAAGAAAATCATATAAATTAGAGCATTTATAGGTGAGAGAATAAATGTGAGAGTGAGAAATAGCGTAAAAGGAATCGGTTTTCCGGATAAGTTTAAGTCATATTTGTCATCTAACACAGCCATAAATAATAGAGAAACGAGAAATAGAGTAAATGAATTTAAACCAACAATGTCGAAGACTCTGACTACAGTGCTTTGTGTTGTATCTTCTAGAAAGAAGCACAATACATCAAAGAAAAGAATGATGAAACAAAAGAAAGATATAAAAGAGAAAAATTCTGTATTGTCATTAAAAATATTTTTCTTATTTAAAATCTTTTCTTTTTTCTCTATTGATTCCTTTAAAAGGTTCTTCATTTCAGTAGGATATATATAAACTTCAGATTTTTTTCTTAATAAAGAATAATTTTCACCAATATTTATATTAGAAAGAATATCTTCCTCACCTATAATAGACATATTTATTTTCATAGGGAAGTCTTTACTAGTAATAATCAGGATAATATCTAACTTTAGAGACACGTAAAAAGACTAGTTTATTTACTAGCCTTTTATTTTATGAAAATATATGTAAAAAATTACATTTTAAGATTTTCCTCTCGTTGATTTTGTACACGTTATATCGAAGAAATTTGCAGGTTTTTTGTCCCATTTTTGCCCATTTTTAACGTCTATGATGTACTGTACTTGACCGATTAAAATTCACTCTCAGAATTGATTTTACATAACACTAAAATATTGATTTTTACTAGTATAAAAACGTAAGTATCACAGCAACTAAAAGACGTCTCGATTTCTCGAAACGTCTTTTAGAAAAGAGCAAATAATGAAGAGTGAAATTTGGCGAGACACTCTTGATTACGAAGGACAATTATATATTACAACATTAATTACTAACTGTCAAGTCTTTTTTGAAAAATTTTTAAAATTTATTTATATTTTTCAATTTTTATAGATATATAAAAAATAAATAGAATGAATCCTAAGGGTCTAAAAGGCTCTGTAAGAACGCTTAGACTCTTGGTATATAATTATACTCAGAAGACTCTAAAACTTCTTAGAGAAGCTCCTAGATACCTTAGAATCGATTTTAGAGTGTACTACTTATATAACATATAATTCTGATAATTTTTTTAAAAAAATAGTAGTGTTTTATTAATCTTGATATTCGTTTTGTTTTGTGATATTATTATATATATTATTAATAGGAATTCCTAAAAAACAATTCCTAAATGAAAGGATTTTTTAATTGAAATTATTTAAGAAACGCCTAACTTTTGGAACGGGTCTCTTACTATCTTTGTTTAGTTTAGGAACACATTCAGCCCACGCTGATACAAAAGTTAAAGCCCTTTCTGAAGATAAAATTAATCAAGATTCTAAACTTTTACAGCAATTCAGTAAAAGAACTATAAATATAATTTCTTCTACCGATATAAATAATAAAAGAGAAGATAGCAAAAATTATATAGAATCCTTAAATCTTACAGACCAACAAAAATCTGCTGGTAAGGAAGAACTCGATAATAATAAAACTCTTTCTTCTTTTGAAGTTATAAAAGTTAAATATAAAGGTTTTTCTGATACTAAAACTAAAGAAGATGAAGAGCAAAAGGCTTTAGAAGCTCAAAGACAACAGCAAGCTCTAGAGCAACAAAAGAAACAAGAAAAGGCTAAATTAGAGCAAGCTAATCAAACATTACCTGATACTAATGATGAAAACTATTTAAACTATACACCAACAGTTAGATTATCTAATGGGAATACTGCTGGACATATAGGCGCTTATGTAGCGAAACGTTTAGAAGAACTCACTGGAGTATCACACATAACTTGGGAGACTATTATATCAAAAGAAAGTAACGGAGACCCTACAGCAAAAAATCCTTCTGGCGCAAGTGGCCTCTTACAAACTATGAAGGGGTGGGGTCCAACTTCCACAATAGAAGAACAAATCGCAGCAGCTGTTAAATGCTACAATGCACAAGGACTTTCAGCTTGGGGATTTTAGCGTTATTTATTCGATATCTATGTGAAATATAGTTATACGAAATATAAAGTTACATAAAGAAAAAGGACTAGTAAAATTAACTAATCCTTTTTTTATAGTTTATATGATTTTAGTACTGCAATAACTTAATAATCATAGAAAAAATATAATTACTAAAAATATTACTAAATTACTTTCTGTAAGAAATGCCTTTCTATAAAATTGTGAGAGAAAACTAAGAAATTAGTCTTCTTTTTTGTCGGTAATATAAACTACTTTTCTTCATCAATATACTTCCACCAGTATCCGTAAGCGGTTTTTGTTTACCTCGTGCTGCCCTGCTGAGTGCACTGTGGTTAAACCCTAGCTGTCTTTCAACTTCATTGGTTGATTGCCAAACTTTGATTAGTTTTCCGTCACGTGTGTATTGACCGACTGATTTACTTTGGGCTTTAGCTGTTCTTGCATTACGTGTACCGTGGTTGCAGTTTTCTTTTCTAGTAACCCATTCCAAATTACAAGCTCTGTTATCTGACTTATCTTCGTTAATATGGTTAACTTCTGTTTTGCTTTTAGGATTCTCGTGAAAAGCTTCGCAGACAAGGCGATGAACAAGGAATCTTTTCATTTTACCGCAACTATCATAGAGGTTGACCCGTAAGTAACCTGCTTTGTCTGTCCTTGTCTTCAAAATCCGTTCTTTTGTATGATGTTTATGTCCTCTCTTATCAATAGATGTTCGTTCTAAACTTTTCACTCGACCTATATTACTAACTTGATACAAACCTTCGTAACCTTTAATGTCTTTCCAAGTTTCTTTAATACTTAAGTTTTCTTCAAAACTATTTATCATCAATTTTTAATCCTTTTATTTTAACTTACTTTCTTCTTTATATAATTTATATGATTTATACAACAGTTTAATAATACCCGCAGAAATATATCCGTCTACCAATAAAGTTAGAAAAATTACTAGCTGACTATCTGATTGAAAAAATAAAGCGGACATCATTAATACAAAAATCCAAAAAATTGCTTTTACTTGTCTTTTTCCTGCTTCGCTCATATTATTATCTCTCTCTTTCTTTTATTTATATATATATTATATAATAATAATTTACTTTTTTCAATACCAAATAAAATAAAAATAGCCTAAGTTAATAACTTAGACTATAGCGCTATACCATAAACACATATTAGTTATAATATCGTTCTATTTCAATTTCTTATACTCTTTTATCGTAAGAATAATACTTATGATAAAAAATAATAACGCAATAAAATATAAAATTAAATCATAGGGACTTTTACCAATAATAGTTCCTACACATAACAATGTTAGACCAATAAAATAAGTTGAATCATTATCCATATTTATACACCTTCATAAATCTTATGAATAACGTTTGATAGGTTTGTTAATGCAACACCTAAAATAAAAACAATTGATAAAAATATAGATAGAACCATATAAAATCTTCTCTCTTTCTGCTTCATTAACTTTTCTTTATATATATTATATATTAGAAGTGAAGATAAGTCAATAGAAAAACGAACTTATTTGTTATATAAGTTCGTTCTTAGGAGTTGTTTAATAAATTTGTTTAGTAAATTGGGAAATATTTTACTTATATATATTATTCTTATTAGTAAAAATTACTTATTTTTTACTATAAAAATACTTGTTTTTAGTATTGGCTAAAATCAATTCTGAGAGCGATTTTTAGTCACCCAAGTACAGTACATCATAGGCGTTAAAAATGGGTAAAAATGGGGTAAAAAACCTGCAAATCCCTTCGATATAACGTATACAAAATCAACGAGAGGAAATTCTTAAAATACAAATTTTTACATATATTTTTAATAAAAATAAAAAAGGTTAATAAATTAGCCTTCTTTTTATTGATAATATAGGTTATTTTTCTTCATCAATATATTTCCATATGTAGCCATATGCTGTTTTTAGTTTTCCTCGTGCTGCTTCGCTGATTGCACCAGCATTAAATCCAAGCTGTCTTTTAACTTCCATTGTTGATTGCCAAATTTTAATTAGCTTCCCGTCACGTGTGTATTGACCGACTAATTTGCTTAGGGCTTTAGCACTTCTTGCGTTGCGTGTACCGTGATTAACGTTTTCTTCGTAAGTGCACCACTCAAGATTGCTTGCTGAATTATTTGCCTTATTTTCATCTATGTGATTCACGCAAGGCTTATCCTCTGGATTTTCGTGGAAGGCTTCGCAGACAAGACGATGAACTTTAATTGTTTTTCTCTTTCCACTATCGTCTTCGTAGAGACCGACTCGCAAGTAACCGTCTTGGTTTGAGAATGGTTTCAAAATTCGCTCTTTCACAGAAAACTTTCTTCCGTTCTTTCTAGTGACAGTTCGCTCGAGACTTTTTACACGACCAAGATTACTAACCTGATACAAGCCTTCGTAACCTTTTATGTCTCTCCATTTTTCTTTATCCATTTTAATCCTCCCATAATAAAAATATTTATGAATATAATTATTATATAATATCTTTTTGAATCAAGCAAATAAAAAACGACTCGATTTCTCGAGACGTTTGTATGAAAGAATGGAGAATGAAGAGTGAAATTTGGCGAGACACTCTTGGTTATGAAGGATAAGTATATATTACAATATTATTCTTTGGTTGTCAAGTCTTTTTTAAAAATTTATTTAGAATTTCCAAATTCTTTTTATAATTATTTTCTCCAAGAACGACCATTAGCGTAATCGAAATTATAGTTATCATCTGTATTAAACAAGTACTGATTAAAATCTAAAGAACCGTCTTCAGAGAGAGCTTGTAAATGAATGCCTCGAGCCATTAGCTCATCACCTCGAAAAATTGGAGTTGCTTGGTAAATCACTCGTTTATTTTGACGAATAGCTTCACGAACCAACTGCTCATACTGTTGCATCACACCTCTGTTGCTTTGACTTGTTTGTGTGAATAAATTTTTAGGGTTATCTAGAGAACCTTGTTTGCCCATTGCAAGATTACCGTCTTCATCAAAATTAAAAGATAGGGTGTAGGCCACCAAATGGCCTCTGTCCTTATTTTTTTGTTGATTGTTCAACCAGCCCGTTGGACGCCAAGTTTGAGATTCTCGACCTTCAGATTTTCCGTAATTAATCTTAGACAAATAAGCTGTAGCTTTTCCAGCACGATTCAAATTATCTAAAGGAGAATACTCAATGTGATTAGTTGTCCAAGTAGAAAAATCTAAAGTAGACTTATTACCATTAACTTCTACAGAATCTCTTCCTTCTGGCTCGAGATTAGCAAGCTCAGAGTCTGTTTGATTTTGTTCGTTTTGATTAGATTGATTATTGTTATTATTTTTAAATTTATTAAGATAATTATTAACTTTATCTTCTAATTCAGCTTTAGTTTTACTAGTTTTCCAGTCATTTCTAATTTTCTTAGTAGATTTTTTAAGTTTATCTACATTTTCATCAATACTATTAGTTGAAGATGTTGTTGTTTTAGTTGTTTGGACTGTACTAGGTTCGCTAGTATAATGTTTAGGCTTATTATTAAAGTTGTTATAAGAATTATAAATAACGAATAATATTACTAATAATACTGCAAAATTTCCTTTTGATTTTTTCATCTTTTTTAGCTCTCTTTCGTTCTCTCTGATTATATTATATAACTTATATATTAGATTGTCAAGAGTTTTCTGCTAAATTTTATAAAATAAAAAAGACTTATTTATATATAAGTCTTTTAATGCCATTGTTGGTAATTGATTTTAACTCCAGTTTGATATGCAGAAATATAGCTTCCGTCAATTTTTAGTAAGAAATCGTTATCAGTGACTTTAGTAAAAGTAATAACTTTTTCTCCATAAGCTTTAAAAATCTTAAGAAGAGGGAGTAACAGATTTTTATTTATTGCAACTTCTCCAATCTTATTTTCTGTTGGTGCTGTATCAATAACAATCTTTCCACTATCTTTTATATTGATTGATAGAGTTTCTTTCGTTTCTTTTAAATCTTCTAATAAAGTATTTACTTGATATGTTCCTTTAATTGTTTGGTCGGAAAAAAGGTTCTCTAGTCTTTCTTTAATAGAGATAAATCTTTCTAATGGATACATAGAAAAATCTTCTTTTGGCGAAATTTGAACAGTTGGAAAATCTTCTTTAAATGATACTAGAGTAATAGGAGAAATTAAAGAATTTTCTACTTTTACTGTAACGTCTGTATTTTTAATAATTTTATTTAGGTTAATTCGGACTTGATTAAGGTTTGTTTTTGATAATTGTTTTGACATATATTTATATCTCTCTTTCATTCTTTCTGAATTTATTATATACCTTATATAATAGATTGTCAAGAGTTTATATTATTTTATTAAAAAATTTGCATTTTACAAAATCGCTCAGAATTAATTCGTACTCGAAATATCGAAGGAATTTGCAGACTTTTTAGCCTAAAAATAGCCATTTTTAACGGGGCTGTACTGTACGAGAACGATAAAAATAGTCGCTCAGAATTAATTTTAGCAATACTAAAGACTATCTGTTAAAGCTATAAATCTAACCATTTGTATCTCTTCTAAAGTCTCATTCAATGGCTTTACTTTTTCTTTACTAAGTTCTTTAGAGATTGCTATCGTTAATGGATATTTATATTTTCCATATTTTATAGATAAAAAAGGATTGCTCTTATTGTCTATTATAAGAGTTTTATTTATATCACAAAATCTTTTATCGTTTTCTGGTAATCTATAAATATCTCCTATTGTTTTACATAAATCAATTATTGACGTAAAGTAATATATAGAACTTCTATAATATGAACCTATATAAGCACCTATTACAACCTTATATATAATATTCATCTTTATCTTTCTCTTTTTTATTTATATAGATATTATAAAATTTATTATTTTTTGCAATTTTCTCTTGACATTATATTGTATATATTATATAATATAAACATAAAGAAGGTTGAGACACCGCCCCTGCAGAAAAATGTAAGCGGTTTCCTTTTTACAGAAAAAAGAAAAAAGACTTATTATATAATATAAGTCTTTTATTTTCCATAAGTAAGAGTAACTAAAGCGCTAGCAATAGAATAAGTATCAGTAGAATTCCATTGTGCTACACGATTATTTTTAGAGTCATTAATATATAGAATATTTGTTTCTTTATTTGCGTATAAGGTCAAATCGTTATTTGTAGCAAGTTCATAACCCCAAAGAATATCAGTTTTTTTCAATTCTTCAACAAATTCATTTGCTTTAGGGGTCATTTTTTCAATTGCTTCATCTTTGATTTTATAATCATATTCAACAAATACATAAGTATTTCCACCAGCAAGAATTTCACCAGAGAACTCATCACGTTCATATGATTCAAATTCTTTTGTTAGAATTTCTTCAATCAATGGTTTTGGTAAAGATAAATCTTTTAGAGTTACATTGATAGAAAAATCATATCCAACAATTTTGCAACGAACTGAAATTGATTTTGTATTAATGTTATTTTCTTTCAAAACTTTTTTTACGTCTTTTGCTGTTACTTGCATTTTTATTTCTCTCTTTCGTTTCTTTCTGATTATATTATATAACTTATATACTAGATTGTCAACATTTTTTTACAACTTTTTTATAAAATATTTATATATAGAAATAATTTCAGAAAATTTGTAATCGCTCTCATTTTTCTGTAGGGGCAGTGTCTCTCTGGTCTTCCTTTATTTATATTATATACTATATATAATATAATGTCAATAATAAAATAAAAAACACTCAAAATTGAGTGCGCTATTTTTAGAAATTTACTTCTCTTCTTTATACAATTTATATGATTTAATATAATAGCTTGATAATACTAGCCGAAATCCAGCCTTGTTGCATTATAGTTAGAAAGATTACTAACTGACTATCTGACTATCTGATTGAAAAAATAATGCGGGGAGTAACATTAACAATTCTAAAAATTGCTTTTACACTACAATTTTGCAATATTTGTAGTATAAAAGCAATTTTTATTATAGTGCTTCTAGAAATATATTTGAACTTTGTTTTTTTTATTTACTTGTCCAAAGCCTAAAGATAAAATAAGATTATGTACTTCTTCTCGATTGACAGGAGAGAGTTCCAAATCTTCTGCAATTTCTTCATCTAGTTCCTTACAAGGAAGAAGTGTATCATTTTCAAACGTAAGAACAACAGAGCTATTTTTTTGTGAAAGTTCAAGTAAATTGCGAGCCAATAATTGCAAAGTATCCATAAGTGATTTATTCCTCTTTTATTTTTTTTATGAATATAGTATATAATATATATATCCTATTGTCAATAGAATTTTGTGAACTACTCCTACCTACGCTAACGCTTAGAGGAAGGAGCTTCTTGGGTAAAGCGCTGACTTATTGATTAGCTGACTAACCAACAGCGGTTACACTATTCCACCAAGCTATCCCCGAAGTCCCTACGGTTCTTTATATTATTTCTATTCTAGTAGAATTAGACTAATCTTAGTCCTTCATAGAGAATGTTGAGACTTGCGTTTATATCTCTATCGTGGTGACTTCCACAATTTGAGCACGTCCATTCACGGATAGACAACACTTTCTTTCCAGAGCTATAACCGCAGTCTGAACATATTTGTGAGCTAGGATACCAACGGCTGATTTTTGATATAGTTTTCCCATACCAGTCAGCTTTATATTCTAACATTCTGACAAATTCAGACCAAGATACATCGCCGATAGCTTTAGCTAATTTATGATTTTTCATAAGATTTTTACTTGATAAGTCTTCAATACAGATGATATCGTGGTTCTTGATTATCTCTGTACTAAGCTTATCCAAAAAATCTTTGCGCTTATTAGCTATTTTCTCGTGTATTTTAGCTACCTTGACACGTTGTTTCTGATAGTTTCTGCTCTCAGACAGCTTACGACCAGAGTTTTTAGCTATCAAAGCCCTGCGTGATAGAATTTTTTGTTCTTTCGCTAATTTCTTTGATAGCCCTTTTAGGAATCTTTCGTTTCCGACCTTTTCTCCCGTTGATAGGATAGCAAAGTTTTCTATACCTAGGTCAATACCAACACTAGAACCAGTTTTCGGAAAAGGCGTAATTTCTGTTTCACATAAAATAGAAATGTAATAATTATCGGACGTTGACTTTGAGATAGTAGCATTCTTTATCATTCCGACTACTTCTCTGTGTTGTTTAATTTTTACCCAGCCTATTTTAGGGAGTTTTACATTCCCACTTTTTAAAGCAATCGTTCCATTTTGATTGTTTGTCTTATAAGACTGACGATAACGTTTAGCTTTAAATCGTGGAAAACCAAATTTAGAATGAAAAAATGATTTATAAGCTTTCTGCAAATTAAGATTCACATTAGAAAGCGCTAAACTATCTACTTCTTTTAGCCAAGGAAATTCTTTCTTATATTGTGCTGGAGTATTATTTTTAAGGAAGTCTCCAGTTTCTTCATAATACTTAATTTTATCTGCTAACATCATATTCCAGATTGCACGAGCACAACCAAAGGTCTTAGCAAACATTTCTTTTTGTTCTATATTAGGATATAGCCTAAATTTGTATGATTTATAGGTTTTCTTTACCATTTTTTTTATTTTATCACGTCTTCCTGTATTTTAACTAATTATAGTATATAACAAAGTCTAAGTTAAGTCAAGGACTCTTTTACATTTTTTATGGTATAGTTAAAGCTCTTATATCCCACCACCTTAGAGGTGGGGTATTAAGGGCTAGGTGATAAAATTCAGTTATGTTATTTTTCATCTGAAATAATTATATAATAATTTACCTTTCTTTTATATTTTTAAAAAACAAAAAAGCTTGGATTAATCCAAAGCTCTTATATTATTATAATAGTTGTAATATCAATTCGATTACTTATATTTTATTTTTCTCTTAGTTTTGATTAATAAAAAAGGCTTAAATATATAAGCCTTTTATTATTATATCATTTATTTTCGATTCGTTTAGAATAAGTTTCCCAATCTTCACCACGACCACTAACAAATTTTTCTTGAGCTTCCTTAATTTGTTCTTGTAGCTCTTCTTCACTCATATAAGCAACAGCGTAATATTGTTTTTCTCTCCCGTGGCGTTTTCCAGTTTCGTGATACGCTTGTAAGCTTCGATTATCAAAATTCCATTTATAAGGACTACGATTTTTATAATTATTTTCCCAAAATTCATTCCAAGCTTGTTTTCTTGTAGAATTTTCAAAACTTGCTACGAATTGTGTTTGAGGTTTAATTCCGATACTATCTTTTGTTCTATAGATTGTAACTGTTTTTCCCATTTTATATTATCTCTCTTTCAT